GTGCCATCAGGATTAAGTTTATTTTTTAATTCATCTAAAGATAATTGCTTTAGCTCAGGTCTGTTTCCTACTATTTCATCTATACCTGTAAATCTAGTAAACTCATCTCCTCCTTTTTTTCCAGCGATGCCTTTGATATGTGCAAAAAGTTTTTCTGAGTCTTCTTTTGTTAATTTTTTTACTTCCTTTCCAGCTCTTATTGCACCACCTAGTTTCATTTCTGGCACTTCTGCGTCTGTTTTGGTTGCTTTTTCATCCATATCCATCAAGATACCTGCTGCCAAAGGCACAGGAATAGCAAATCTTTCTGTAATAGAGATAATTCTAGGGTCCAAAATCACATAATTATTTTTTTCTCCATCTGTGTATCTAATTCCTTTTTGGTCTTTGACAAGACCACCAACTTTATATTGCGGAATAGAAAAAATATCGACATTAGACATGACGACAATTTTATATCTTTTTAAGAATTGTTTAAAACTATATTTTTACACCACCAAAGCAACATATCAGCAGACATGGTGTGCTTCATAATATTTACTCTATGACAAACCAACTGTATGTTTTCTTTGGTATAACCAAAATCCGGATTTATTCTATCAAGTGAAGCATTAAATTCTTTTTTGCCAGAGCCATCTTTGGCAGTGGTCATTAAAATTCCAGAGATAGCACACTTACCGCTTTGCTCATCCCACAAAGCCAACAAATCTTCTTTTTCTATTTCCCAAGGTAGCTCCGGATTATCTTTTTTCCTTGAATACTTAAGCTGCGAAAAAATTAACTGTAAATACTTCGCTGGCTCGCCAGCACGATTTTTGTTTCTGGACATTGCTCGACATTGACGACATTTGCGACTGCGAGAAATCTTGCCTTCTTTTTTAATGTTGGTCTCAAAAAAGTTGAGTGGTTTTTCTTTGCGGCAAGAAGTACAAACTCTAGAAGGTTGTAGCATGCAAAACATTATAAAGAAAAAATTATCAAAAAAGCAATGTATACATCTTTGTAAAAATGTGGTACAATGTGCAAATGGCAAAAATTTAACTTAAATTAAGGGAGGTCATAAAAATGATACAAACATTTTATTTTTACCATGACGACATAAAAACCGGATTACGTGGCGAAGGCTGTGGCTACCGAAAATGTTATGTCAAGAGTATAGGACCCAAGTGGGTCAGATTAAAATTTTCTAAGGATGGCAACTTTAGAAAGATTGCCCGAAGAAAATGGGATGCAATAACGCAACAAAAAATATTTATGACTTGGGATGAACATGTCCAAAAAGTAAAAGAGGTTGCTGATGGCTAGAGATAAACAAAAAAGCAAAGTCTATAAGTGGGAAGAAACTTTCTATGAGAGGGATAGGCTGTTTAGAAAAAATTGTATTGTTAAACAGCATAAGCGTTTGAATAAAAAGTTCTTTCGTTCTTTTGGGAGAGGAGTCACTCTGAACATAACCAATGGTTACTATCGTTGTCATGCTCAATACGCAGGAAAAATTGTAACGCTAAGAAATCAGTTTGGTTTGAACTATGCAATTTTGCTTCATGAGTGGGCTCACATATTGGCTTACGAATACTATGACGAAAACCATAGTTTAGAAGGTCATGGTCCTGAGTTCGTTTCGATTTATATGAATTTATTAAATACATATCTAGTTATAGATATGAAAGAAATGACTCGAAAAGCCAGAGAAATGAATATTGACTTTATTAGCCCAGCAAAAATCAAATCCAAATTGAAGTTAAACAAAAGCAACAAGCCTTTTAGTCCTGTAGACAGGGAGTTGTTAAAATAGGTACGTAAGTACCATGGCTCCGCAAGGTCTTTTCGTATGTTCCTTGCGGAGTTCAATTCAAATACCATCAAATTTTTTTAGAAATTTCTGTATCTAACTTAGTTATAGCTATAACTGTATGTGTATATATGTTTTTGGGGGGTACCCCCTAAATTAATCCGCAAATCCCTATAAAAAAGGCGTTTCAATAGGGTTCCTTCAAGCTTGGGAGTGCTCTGCACACAGCAGGCTATTTTATCCTTGATTTAAAAGGCTTTCAGATAACTTGTAAGCTATTGATTTTATTAACTTTTTTTGAAAAACTTTTTTTGTTTGAAAAAATAAATTAAAAAGCGGGAGGCGGCTCCCACTTAGTTATTTAACTACATATCTTTATTATCGTAAGTCTCTGTATTTGCTCCTAACAACTTACTTATTCTTTCCTTAATATCTTCTTTAGACATGCTATTTACATTAGCATTGATATTAAGATTTTGAGTCTTAGTGACAGATAAACCAGCTAATTGATTAAGCTCTTTAATAGCTGATACAGCTGCATTGAACTGCCCAGACTCGAATGACTCTTCTGCTATCTTCCATAACATAGTGCCTGTCTTTTGCGGAGTGATAGCATACTTCTCAGCTAACTCATCTTGTTTAATCTTTATAGCCTTTGTGACATGTGGAAAGTCTTTACCATTCAGCATTTTATTAGCAGCTACCGCTGGAAACTCATATCCTGCTTTCCTTGCTGCTTCTGTCTGCGAACAAGCTCCCTCAGTATAATGCCAGACAAACGCATTCTGCATTTCAGTAAGACCTTGCTCTTCGTCTTTCTCGAATTGACTTTTAACTTCTACTAATGGCTTCTTTGGCTTTCTTGGCATATCAGTATTTTAAACCACTAACAGGGTAGAGTGTAGAGTGTATGGTCGTATTACTTATACCTAATATATAACCAGCATAAATATACATTGTTATGCTTATGCTATATATAAAATAATAATAATAATAAAGTATATACCTAACACTACCTATAGCATAAAACCACTGATATATAGGGATTTTTGGACAGGGTAGCATATTATTAGCTATACACTGTTTTATTGAGCTATACACTATCTTTTCTGATGGTAAACCAAAGTCATAGCATGACAGTCAGGGCATGACAGGTTGGTCACTATTTCAAATTCTTGGTCCTCAGCATCTTCCGGGATGTCGTGGTCTCCTCCCCAGATTAATTTACCACCACAGGCATAGCATTTATTCATCGTTTACCTCAATCAAAACTTGTTATTGCTCCAAATCCGGAATTATCATTCCCATTACTTAGGTCTGGTGCTTCATAATCTAAATCATAGACCTTCTTACCATTACTTCTTCTAGGCTCGATGCCTCTTTCATGTAAGACCCTAGCAGCGTCTTTAAAGTCCGGCATCCTTGGATTTTTTATACCTAAGTCTCGAAGCAACTTCGTCATTTGCACCGGTGCTGTGTGTTCGGAGTCAAAGTCACAGTGCTCCAGCAAAAGGTCCTCAACCGAGCTCTGTGTTCGGTATGCTTCATTGCTGTCTTGGAGCATTTCCCTTTCGTCTGGCGAGAGAAACCAATTCTTTTGACCTTCTACATACAAGGTCTCTTTTACCTCTGCCCAAAGCTGCTGCATGTCGATACCATGATTAAATTTAATCTCTTTTACAGATAAGGTCCAAAACCTTCGGTTTCCAGAACTATCTGTTAAGAACTCTCTGGCGTTTACTGAAGCGTAAAACGCTGTTCTTCTTTGATAAGTAGTGAACGCCCTGTCATAAGGCAATCGGAGTTCATCTGTCTTGGAGGTCACAAAGGCTTTCAGCTGGTCAATATCTGACTTCTTAAAGGTAGACTCTATCTCTCCTAATTCGACTATCCAATGGCTTACAGCTCGCTTTACTGAGTCTTTATCACTAGGATTAAGGGTTGCACCTTCCAATAGCCAGCCTTTGTTGTAATCGCATAATCTTTTAAACCAAAGTGTTTTTCCTAGACCTTGTGCTCCTTGAAAGACCAAGATACCTTCTAGTTCGACACCATTGGGCTCATATACCGCTGCCACACAACTAATTAACCATTTCTTGAGCAACATCTCTTTTAGAGCTTGTGGTGTCGTGGTGGACACTGTGTCAAGAAATTCTTGTAGTCTGGATGTACCATCCCATGCTTGACTGTTTATCCATTCCGCTACCGGATTGTATTCTTTTGCTAAGACTTTAAGATAATCTCTGACC